AACAGCATAACAATTAAGAGCAACCAGCTTATCCAATCGGCTGAACCTGGATTTGAGTTGTAGTTCCTTTTCCATATCAACCCAGGCTTTTTCAAGAGCTGTTTCCTCATCATCATCCGACTCAATAATTCTGACAGGACCACGCCAGGTTGCCGAAATGGGTTTGTTGATAATGGCATTGGCGATATCCTGCCGTTTGTACTGTGCGTAATAATCACTACCGTCCAAAACCACTTTATACCCAAGAGCTTCATAAAGATCCCGGTCACCATCAAACTGATATCCAAGCCGGGAAAAGTGCTCAATCCTGGAAATCATCGTTCCTTGTAGTGCTTCAAGGTTTTGGAGTTTACCTTGTAATTCTGCTATTGTTGATTCTGCCATTTTAATCATCCTTATTTAATTATGCGCCCCGTTTCTCATCTTCCACCGTGGTTTATGCTATGCTCTTCACACTCACATCTGGTCCGCATTCGGTCCGAACCAAGCACACAGTCGTCATCCACTGACAGGCGCATAAGGTTTTCATTATATCACTCTCCCAGCAACTTTCCGCTCTTCCATACAATCCTCACAACCATACCGAGCTGCGTCTATATGATGATTGTTTTTATCAATCGGAATATTCAGGGTTTCCCCAGCATGATTCTTTTTCCATTGGTACGCCTGGAACTCATTAATCACATTCTGGCATTTTCGATCAATAATAATTTCCTGTTGCTGCATCCATTGAATACCAAAATTCACACTATCCGGGCCTTTTTTAGCTCCCACAGCAAAAATCCGGTGTTCCAAAGGTTGTGTTTGAAGTTCCCTGATACTTTTCGGTTCTGAACTATCACAAACCACCCTCTGATTCTTAACAATCGGTTTAATTGCCTTCGCAAGTTGCGGGTTTGTCAGTTCATGTGCATTGAATTCGTCAAGAAAGAAAAGCTGTTTATGTTTCCTGTCATAATGCATATGGTCAAACGCCGCTGGATCAGCACCGAACCCAAAATCAAGACCGTTCCGGATATTATCGAAATGAGTTTCCTTGGAAAGATCCTCAATTTTCCAGTTCTTAAAGATAACATCCCCGAGCGTTCCCCATTTACCGAGGGTATATACATCTCGCCAGTAAGGATCTTTCTCTGATTCCAGCAATTCCCGATCCGCATCATCCAGAAATTGATTGTCCTTATACGTGGTATGCATGATCAGGATACCAGGCTTCCGCAATTCCCTGGCCCCGTCTTCCCAGCCAGTGAAATACTTCTTGAATATCCAATGAGCTTTCAGAATTGGATTAAACGAGAAAGAAATCCGTTTAGGAAAATCCGCCTCACCTCTAAGCCGGCGCTCCAGTTGTTTAACATCAGTTTCCTGAGTTTCCGTAGCTTCCTCAATATGAATGTCTGTCAGCACGGAATCTTCCGGGGTAATGGATTTCAGCTTTTCAGTATCATCCAAACCACTATACAATATCTGCCGGCCATTCCTGCATGTCATATACATGTCCGACTTGTTAATGCTAAAATATTCGTTTAAGTTCCACTTAGATATGACTTTACGGATTTCATTGAATGAGGACTTTCGGATGCTGTTCCCGGTATTTCTAACTGATAGGATATTTCGGCCATTCATTACATCCTTAATATGACGTTGTGCCAGGAAATAGGACTTCCCGGAAGAGGAACCACCAAAGAAGATTTGAATACGGGTTGGATCATTTACATATGGAAGATAAACTGGATTAAATACTTTAGGAAGGATCTTGACATTTACATCAGCCATTATCGTCCTCCCCCACCGTAACGCTAAATGAAAGAGGTCCACCACCCTTGCCTGTTATTTCCTTGGAATCCCTGAGTCCTAAATCCCTTGCTATGATGTTTGCATTCAGTAAATCTGCTGCGGCTCCACTGAACTTTTGATGATAAATACAGGACTCAATATGTTCCATGACTTCAAGATATTCTACCTTACTTCTATAGTCTATCCACCCTTGTGCTGTAATGCCAACATACAGTTGTAAACCTGTTAATGTCATAACGAGCATCTTCGGTACTTTATTCTGGGTAATCATTCCCTGGTAGGCGAATGCTTTTGTTTCATATAGAGGATTGTCTTTTACCCACTGGAAATATTCAGTACAATCTCGGAGCATATGTTCGGGGGTTGGGAATATACGAGGTTTTCCTACAGAACGTTTGAAATTATCTAGAGCGATTTCCCATAGCTCTTTCTTTACTTTCTTTATGGGAATTGAGGGTTGGTTTGATGTTCCGTTGAATTTGGTTCGTTTCATGATGTTTTTATGACGCCTCCATTGTTGATATTTTATTATTAAAATATGAATGAAAACAAGGTTTTATTTAGATAAAGATTTGGGATGGGGAGGATGGGTTTGTAAATTAATGAAATATATATGTATTTATTTTTAAAAAAGTTTAAAAAAATGAAAATAAGTGTTGACATTTGTTTTCGGACCTTATATAATGAAATCAAAAACACCGCAAAAAAGGAGAAACCAAATGTCAAACACGAAATACAAACTAGCCCGCAAAGATTACATGGAAATTTACGACATGGATATTGAAGACATTTGTAAATACACGAAAAAGCAAATAGCAGAAGCTCTGTCCCAGCTCGCCGCAGAATTACATGAGGCAGAATGTTCAAACGCTGATTAAACCCACAACCCGCCCTCGCAAAAGGGGGCATGAAAGGAGATTTGAAATGAATTACCAAACAATTCCAAATGAAATGAAAAAAGCAATGCAAGATCAAGCCGACAAAAAACTTTGGGCTTATTCAAAACGGGACATCACAATTACCGCTTTCATGGCAAACATTATTAATAAACGGAAATGGCAAATTGTTTACGGGATTTCCAGCACCGGGGAAATCATAGCAAAAGGATTATATAGTCACCGCACCGGAAATTTTGCTGTTTAAAAGGAGATTGGAAATGACATTCAATAACACTTTTTTTGAAACGGTCACTTGCCCCCATTGTCAACATGAATGGAGAACGGACTTTACCGAATTCACTGAAAACAATGAACCCGTTTGTCGAAGCTGTGGTGAAACTTTTGAATTTGAAGAGGAAGAATAAAAATAAATAACCCCAAACCGCCCCTTGCAAAAGAGGGCAAAGGAGATTGGAAATGGAACAAAGATGTTTCAGATGCGGTGGTCCATTTGAGACCACATACGAATTTTTCACCTGCTGCCATAGTTGTCGGCAGGTGCTGGAAGAGTCAAGGGTAGTGTGTGAACGCTGCCCGCTTGAAGAGGATTGTGTTGACAACGAGAGCTGGAACGATTCTCATTGTCAACTTCATAACTAAGGAGGTAGGATATGGGACTACATGTTGGAAGACATGTTGGAAGACAAACAAACGCGCCAGCCATCTCACCGCAAGATGAGAAAGGCTGGAGGAATTGGGCCGATCACAAGGCCAAAAAACGTGCTGAGACAGTATGGCACGAATTAGAATGTCGTGTCTGTGGCCGTCCGTTTCGATCACGGCTGGCAGACACACCGGAATGTTCCTCATGTGTGGAGGCATTCTGCGAATAACCCCTTGTGTTTTTTGAAAACAAGGGGAGGTCATTGTTGATTTAAACAAACAAAGCCCTTCAGGGCATGAAAGGAGATTGAAAATGAAATACACAAAAAATCAAATTGTTGCCATCACCCGAAGATGGTCAAACGGAAATGCTACCCGTTTAATTGGCGTTATTTCCCAAATCCACAAAGAAACCACAAAAGGGTTATCTGTTACGCTTTTACCAGTTAATCCCACCCTTGCTGCTGAAATCCGCAAAACTCACTTAACCAAAGAATTCAATCATCAAGGAATAAAAAACTGTTATTCCGACACCTATGGATTTGCTTGCAATCATGTTCATAAAAATACCACAAAAGTAATCGGCAAATCCTGCACCGCAACATTACCGTAGTGGCCCGCGTCCCGGAAATGTTGGATACGATTTGATGTGCTAAACCCACAACCCGCCATAAAACCTTTGAAGGAGCTGGCACATGGAAACAAAAACATACTCGATCAATGGAACTTTCGCTCGTCACAATAACCTCCCAGCATCATTCACCGCAATAAAACTTGCTGAATCCGCGAAAGCCCTTTATGTTTACGGGCATGGTTGTACCGACCCGCAAGGCTCTTGCTGTAAATGCGGTAGGGAACTTACTCACCCTGGATCAATCCTTTTGGGGATCGGCCCGGTTTGTTTGGGTGATTGGGGTATGCGGGATTTTACCATGGATAATATGACTGATCTTGACAGGGCTCGCGTTCAATCCTTTATCCAGGAACAGGCGGTTGATTGCTGGATTCCAAAATCAATCATTAAAAATTTAACCAATTCCGATGAAAAAATTACAGCGCCGGAGGATCATAAAATGTTACAGAAAAAGAAACTCGCACAGCCGAAACGGGAAGCCTTGTATGTTGAATATCAAACCTCCGGAAAACCCGGTATCAAGATCCTTTTCCCTTTTAGCCATGATGATCTGAACAAAGTGAAATCCCTCGCCGGTCGTAAATTCCACGGAGATGAATACCCGAAATACTGGACCTGCCCATTAAGCATCGAATCAGTAGAACGGCTGCAAGAATGGGATTTCAAAATGGATCAGAGATTGACCAACTTTGTTTCCAAATCAAAGATCCATGTAAATGATGTTCCTGAAATTGAGGTCCCAGGGCTGAAAATGGAACTGCGGGACTTTCAGAAAAAAGGGGTATCCTTTATTGAAGCCAAAAACGGCAGGGCATTGATCGGTGATGAAATGGGATTAGGCAAGACCGCCCAAGCCCTTGCATGGTTAGAACTTCATCCTGAATATCAACCTATTATCATAGTCGTTCCGGCTTCCTTAAAATACAACTGGGAAAAAGAAGCCCACATGTGGATGTCTAATCCGAAAGTACAGATTCTTTCCGGGACCAAAGCAACCACCCCCATTGTCGGGGAAATCGTAATTATCAATTATGACATCCTCCCGGCATGGCTTGGAAAGCTTCAATCCCTGAAAGCCAAGGTCCTTATCACGGATGAAATCCATTACATTAAAAACAATAAAGCCAAGCGCACGAAGGCGATCAAGGCCCTCGGAAAAAAGATCCCGCACATAATCGGGCTTTCAGGAACTCCCATTGTTAATCGACCCATTGAATTCTATAACATCCTGAAACTGATAGATGATACCGTTGTCCCCTCTTATTGGGATTATGCAACCCGGTATTGTAACGCCAAGCATAATGGTTTCGGATGGGATTTCTCAGGGTCAAAGAATACGGAAGAACTGCATGAGAAATTGACAAACACGATTATGATCAGAAGGAAAAAATCCGATGTTTTATCAGAATTACCGGACAAAACCCATTCCGTCATTTCAATGGATCTAACCAACCGGAAAGAATATAGCAGGGCCGAGCGTAATTTCATTGCCTGGGTTCGAGAAACCAAAGGAAATAAAGCTGCAACAAAAGCAAAGAATGCTGAAGCCCTAGCCCAAATCGAAGCCCTGAAGCAACTGACCATCAAGGGGAAAATGAAAGAATCAATTAAATGGATACAGGACTTCCTGGATATTGACGGGAAACTGGTTGTTTTTGCAACTCACAAATTAACCATCCAAATGCTCATGGAAGAGTTCGAGGGTATTGCTGTCAAAATTGATGGTTCTGTTTCACAAAAGGCCCGGCAAGATGCGGTTGATCAGTTCCAGAACGATGATAAGATCCGTCTATTTGTCGGGAACATTAAAGCCGCTGGGATTGGGATTACATTAACCGCAGCATCAAGTGTTGCCTTTCTTGAACTTCCTTGGTCGCCTGGAGATTTATCACAGGCAGAAGACAGATGCCACAGAATCGGACAAAAGAATGCTGTCAATATTTATTACCTTCTGGCTCAAAACAGCATCGAAGAACAGATTGCGGAAATGCTGGATCAAAAAAAGATGGTTCTGGATTCGATCCTTGATGGTAAAGAAACGAAAGACTCCAGTCTACTAAGTGAACTTTTAAATCAATATTCATAATCAGGAAAGGAAATCCTAATCATGGAAAAAGAACAAGTACAAATGAATTTAATCAGAAGACTCGCATGGTCATTCATGAAAACGGGACTTGATATTGACGATCTGATCGGTGAAGCATCCTTGGCTTATTCCATTGCTCTGAACAAATTCGATCCGGACAATGGAGCAAAATTTACCACATATGCATACTGGGTTATCAAGAATCATTTGATAAATTACATATCCAGAAAGAAAAGTACAGTGGGATTCGGGCAACCGGACATCCCGGAACCTGTTAATGAAAACACAACCCTGGAAACATTAGAACTAATTGACCTGATCGAATCCCTTAAACCCAAAGCAAAAGAAATCTGTAAGGTTATACTGGAAAACCCGGACATGTTCAGCACCACCACAAAGCAGGGAATGCGGATGAAGGTTGTAAATTATCTTCGGGAACAAGGATGGGGCTGGCATGACATTCGGAGATCATTCGGGCAAATCAGATGGGCACTGCAAAACGGATAGGTGTATAATATATAGGAGGGTTTGAAAATGGAATGTCAATGTGAAAAATATAGAAATATGCTCTATGATGTAGTCAATGAACTTGATTTATCTGAATCAGCGCTCGAAAAGCATGGGCCGATGGGAACACCACCAGCGGAACTCGTGAGGCTTGTCCTCGAACAAAAAGACAGGATCATCTCCGGTTTACAACAAGGGATGAAAATAATTAGATAAATGAGGAGTAAAGAATGAACTGCTCAGAATGTTACCAACCAGAAATTAGAACATCACCAACCGGGAAACAAAATGATCCAGTACAATACGCAAACGCCGGGAAAAGATGTAAACCCAGTACATCTTTTATCTGCTCGAATTGCAGTCAAAAACTTTTGAAAGCCAGACCCAAAATGCAAAGGACAAAAACAATGACCCGGACGACAATGCGGAGAATGCGGTAAATGGACATAATCCGATTCTACCAGGATCATTCCATTCCATTTCAAACCGGGGATCATAAGCACACCCGGCCGGGATGGGTGAATATTCCTTGCCCGTTCTGCGTCGGCAATCCGGGACTACATCTCGGATATTCGGTATCCGGAGATTATTATAAATGCTGGCGATGCGGCTGGAAATCCAAAGTTAAAGTCATTATGAAACTGACGAACCTGGATTACAGTGAAGCCAAACAAATAATCAAACAGTACGGCGGAAAAGGGCATGCCCGTACCCAGGAACCAAAACAAAAAATTCGATTCGCAAAGCACAAACTCCCATCCAATATCGGAATATTACAAACAAACCACAGACGATATTTAATCAATCGGAATTTTGACCCTGATAAACTTGAAGCAGAATGGGGATTATTCGGAACCGGGCCAATTTCTATGCTAGATGGTATTGATTATGGTCGAAGGCTCCTGGCGCCTATTATATGGGATACTAAACAAGTTTCTTTTCAATGCCGGGACATCACGAATCGGCATAAACTGAAATATATGGCATGCCCGAAGAAACGAGAATTAATCGAGCATCAAACCATCTTATATGGGAACCAATCAAAATGGGGAAAGGTTGGAATTGCTGTTGAAGGAATTACAGATGT